TAGTTGAAAGTAACAGTCGAATAAGATGTCTGGTTCTGTGTCTATTGCTATTGCTCTTTCGATGGGCGTGTTTTGTTCGATGAATTCGTCATTTAATTCGGGTGCTGCCGAGAATTCTTGTGCTAGATGCCACATGTCTAGAGGTGTGGCGAATTGAGAGCGGAACCGGCCGTGGATTTCGGATGGTTTGTAACGGTATTCCGCATTTCGTTCTTGATAACCGAAAACCACTTCGTCTGATGCTGTCCCGTCTAGGTAAATTTCTTTTGTTAATACTTCCTGTTCTCCTAATTGTTGTAGTTTGGGCCAGAAGAAGTCATATCTGGTGCTTCGCGACCACATTCTGTTAAGGCCTTGTTGGTAAGTGATATCGGCACGAGCACATGCGAGTCCGATAATATAACCATGTTCAACAAATGATTTTGTAAATCCGATATTGTCTCTACTAGTAGCTGATGAAGTTGCATATGCTGCAAGTTGTCCGAGAGCATTAGAGCCTGAAGTTGGGGCATTTTGTGCGACTGGATTGACGTTAATAGGTGACTTGCCTCCGCCAAGGTATTCGCTTCTTTGCAAGCGGAAATCAGGTGATATAACTCCGAAATGAGCTCTGAGTATTTCGACATAACGTGTGCCTCCTCTGGCGTCTAGTTCGAGTAACGATTGAATCATTATTGCTTGTCTGAATTGATTGACTGTAGCTGCTGTCGCTGCTGATAAATCAGCATAGATTGTTGGTCTTGCAGTTGTTGTGTTAGCTGAAGTCATTTCGGTCCAGAAATTAGAACCAGTATTTAATGAGAATGCGTAGTTACGGGTACCTACTAGGTCTCCGGATTCTCGAACGTTGTTGGTAGCTCCTGGAACGCCGGTTGTTCCTGTCCAGCCTACACCTTTAACTGGTGCAGTTGAGCCTAGTGGCATATCAATAGCGTCGCCTTTTTGAGGCCATGGTAAACATGATGTGAAGTAGTCATGTGCTTTGTTTCTTTTTAATAATGCATAATCTGCAGGAGCGTCTGGTCCTTCATCAACGTTTTGAACAACGTCGTCTTGTAGGTTTTGATCTTTAAACCAGTCTGACCATATTCTGTTGTAACATCGTAAGGGCAGTGTGTTTGGTAGTTCGTATCCCGCTGCGATATCTGTAGGTAAGCCGAATTTATCGAATATTGAATCTACTTCTGGTGTCCCGGCCGCAAAGGGCATGGTGGGCATAATATAATCTATTGTGTCGTCTGGATTTGCTTGTGCTCCGTTTAATTGTTCCCATTTATTGTATGTGAGTCGATTTGGTACGAAGAAGAAGAAGTAGTCGATATACATGTTGTCCATAACTGGTACTACTTGAGTCGCTAGTCGTGCGAATGTGTTTATACTCAGGTTGAAAGTGTCACCTGGTAATACTTCGTCAACGAAGATAGGAATTAAATAATCGAAGTCAAAGGTGTCTTTGATCGAGAATGATCGGTCGAATTGAGATCTGCCGATGTTTACGTCTGGTATTTGAGCGAATGAATGTTGTGAATATCTGTTGCCGATTCCCATTAGTTAGATATCTCCTTTAAGGTTTTGTTGTAGTATTTTGAATTTACGTTCGATTAGTTTTTTGCGCACAGAGTTCCTTGATATTTGCCAGCCTTTATTTGCTGGTCTGAGGTTATTTAGCGCTAAAGTTTCTTGTTCTACAAGAAGATTTTTTTCTGACGCTTTGAGTATTTTTTCTGCTTTGAGGCGTGTAACATAATTTATCCATTTTTGAGGATGGTGTTTTTGTAACCATTTTTCGTAGTAACGTGGAATTGTTGATTGGGTGCCATCTGGTAGTATTACTTTTCCGTAGTTGAAGATGTCATCGTGGTATTTTTCGAGCCATCGCTTTCCGATTGCGTTTCGTTGGGATTTTTTTGAGATGGGTTCGTATTGGTGTCCGTCGTGTCCGTGGACAAGTTTTTTCGCCGCGTAACGCGCGCAGTAGCCAGCGCTATGAAAAGTGATATCGCCAATCTCTGTAATTCCTTTCCCCCATAGGTTATCAAGGGTGGTAGAAGAGAAGACACGATCGCCGCGATCACTTGTATACTTGTATGTAACATCCTGTGGTCGCCAGTTGAAGATGAGGGCGTGCCAGTGTGGTCGTTTGTAGGTGTCTCCGTATTCGCCGGTGACGAAGATTGAGATGCGTCGTTTTTCAAGTTCATCTTTGTGTTCCTTTCGGAATTGGGTGTAGGAGAGAGTCGATTTTGATTGGTTGTAGGTGTCTTTGAATATTTTGTCCCTGAGTGACCATTGGAATTGTTGAAAGTGTTTGTATTCTAGTTTTGGCGGTAGATGTTCATCGGAGTATGTTAAGGTAATAAAGGAATTGGACTCATGCATCATTGCCTCATGTACTGACCTTACCGCCCATTGCCTGGCGTATTCGAGTCTGCACTCTATGCATTTGCTACACGGTAGTTGAAAAGATGCATATTCTGGGCTATGTTTTTTGTTGGACCAAGCTATGGTCTTTCCGTCACTTTGAAAGCTGACGGTACGAGGGGATAGGCATCGCACAGTGTCTGTCCTTTTTTTTTAAAGTCTAATTCCACCACGAAAGGCTCTTGGATTTAGGTCGTTCATTTTGTGAACACCTGTGTTTTTCTTGAAGTGGCGTTTTGACCCTGATCTGGACATTTTTTTGCGTCGCATGGTTTCCCCTCTTTTGTGTTCGTTTTAATAGTAAAACTCTCAGTGGGCCTAATTACAACAAGGAAAGGTAATTAGGCCCGGTGTGTTATTGCCGTAGTTGTTGGACGTTTTGCTGGTCTTGTTGCTTAAAAGACACAGCTTTTGCTATATGCTGGGGCGAATCCAAGCTGGATATCGTTCCATTTTGATCGTCGTATGTACCTAGATAGTAAAGATCAAAATCCTCAGGATATTTGCATATCATTGATTTATCATCACGTGTTAACTCGCGGAAATTTCTTTCCGCTTCTCCGTGAGATTTTTGGAAAAAGGGCGTGTTATAAATTTCGCCCTTTGAATCCCTAATTGAATAGATTTTTAAGTTCATATTGTCTCCTTTGTTAAGCGAATAATTTCGCTTTGTTGTTTGTTTATAGCTTTGGCTAACTTTTTGATTTGACGAGATAGAAGATAGATTTTGCGCTGTTTCGCTCTGTCTCTCCAATTTCGTACTCTTATTTTCGCTGGTGTCACGTTTATCTCCTGTCTTTGTCGTAACTTGGTATGGATACTTATCCATGTCAACTCTTTTTTCCCGTTTCTTCGAGGGCGCTGGCGCTGTTTGGTTAAACCCCCGAATTACCGGGGCAAAAAGGAGTTAACGATGGAAAAGAGATACCCTAACCTAAGTTTCGTACAGACGGTAGATTTAGGTGAAAAGCGAATAGGAGAGTTCGTTACGAAATATGAGAATGACCGCTATTTTAGTGTGCAAATCATATTCCCTAACGGTCATTTTCGAAAGTTTTATGTTAGCCATGAAGCTTTATATCCAAAAAATCTGCAGCGTATAGATAACGCTTAGAGATTTTTTAGCCCGACAATGTCGGGCTTTTTTTTTTATTAAGAACTGATGTCCCCGTCGGTTGCTGGCTCGCTCTTTTTGGCCTTTTTCGTTTTATCGTTTTGGGCTATTTGAGCTTCGCGCTGCTTTTGGCCTTCGGGGGTTAGTTCTTTTAAACCGAGACGAATTGCTTCGTCGTCGTTTTTGGGATCTGCAAGAAACTCTATGAGTTTTTGCGGATCGTTTTGAAGGCGGGAGCGGAGCTCGGAAGGGAGCTCATTGAATAATTGTTGTGCCTTCATTACATGGTCTAGCGATTCCTGGTATGAACCAGCCTGTAGTAGGTTTTGATATTGACCTTGTTTGTGATTGAGATGATTTACGATGCCTGTTTTTTTGTATTTAGACATGATTTTGTTAATATTAACTTCGTCTTTAAATTGCTTTTGTGTTCTAGATGGTTTTGTGAAGATTGTATAAACACGGGTCGTTCCGTTAGGTCTTTTTTCTATTACTTTTGGCATCGTTTTCTCCTAGTGTTTGTCTGCGCCCCATTTGGGCATGGTTGGTAATAATTGCCAAGGGTTGGCGCTGTTTTTAAACATGTCTGTAAGTTTTTTTATGTTTTTAATATATGGTGTGAGAGTTTGTACTGTTTGTCCTAAGCCTTGATCTACCATAGATCTGCCAGCTGCGCCTGGTATTTGGGCTTTAATAAGGTTGGTTTCCATTTTAGCTTTTTCGATTTGTTGTTTGTTCATATCGATTTCGTTTTTAAGTCTTTTAGCTTCCATTGCTGATGATACGCCTTTGCCTATGATATCTTCCATTTGAGCCATGGAGCCGCCTGGTGTTGAAGCTCCTTTGTTAGCTGATAGTATTGGATTAAGTCCAGATTGGCGTAGGTCGCGCATTTCCCGTAAATGAGCATTAGATGACATATCTGCTTGGAATGCCCTGTTGGCGGCTGCCTGAGCGCTATTAGCTTGATTTTGTTGAGCACCGCCAAAGAGACTGGCGATGCCTGAAAATATTGAACCAAACATTTTAGAACCTTCCTAGTGTTGCTGGTACTGAGTATGTAAGCATTGGTCTTGCGCATCTTAGTTGAAAGTAACAGTCGAATAAGATGTCTGGTTCTGTGTCTATTGCTATTGCTCTTTCGATGGGCGTGTTTTGTTCGATGAATTCGTCATTTAATTCGGGTGCTGCCGAGAATTCTTGT